CGCTTCGAGATCTGGGTCAGGTTGGTCTGGCGCACGACAGGCTGCGCCGGCGAGCGCACTAGCTCGAAGCCTTCCTCCTGCGCATTGTTGGCGTCGACGACCGGCATGTTCTCGGTCTGCCAGTCGAACGTCCGGTTCTTGACGTTGCGCCGGCCGATCATCGAGACGCCGGGCGTGTCGAACGGATCGATGTTGTAGATCCGGTCCGACAAATCCTCGCGGTTACCGCCTGCCTGATAGGTGGTGTAGGCGTTTGCTACCTTTGCCATCGCTAGCCCTCACGGTTGAGATCCTCTTCGAAGGCCCGTGCGGCATCACGCACGCTACCGGACCGTTGGAGACGCTTCTCAGCTCGGGCTAGACCATTCGGAGCGGCTCGCGAGGAGATGGCTCCGGGACGTAAGGCACCTTGCTGTCTGACGGGACGGGGCTTTGCAGCCATCATCGCGTCATACCGGGCGGCTTTCAGGAGAACGATGGTGGCCCGCGCGTCACGCAGCTCACCGAGTTCTTTTTCCGAGTATCCTGCGCCCATTGCGGTACGGATCATCGACCTACGGTCCCGCTCCCACTTCTTGCCGTCAGTCCAATCTGGAACCCACTGCGCAAGCTGTCGGCGTTGCGTATCCTCATAGATCGCGACATTCCGCTGCCGCTCCCGCTCTTGCTCAGCTTGAACGCGCTGATGCTCGTTCGCCAGTTGCCCTAGCTTCTCTCGGTAGCTCCTCCACTGGCGTTCCAACCGGGATGCTTCCTGAGGGTTCTCCTCGTAGAGCTTGTCCCAATCGGGTTCCTGTGGCTGCAATGAGAGCAACTGCTGATGCAGAGCCGGTATCATGTTCGAGTAGTATTCCCGCCCGCGGGCGAGATCTGCTCGTTCGCTTTCAATCTGCTGTGCGACCTGCCCGAGCTGGTTCAGACGGCGGTGAAATGTTTCGGCGCGGACGTACCCATTCAGCGCTTCTTGGAGGCTGACCTCGGCAGCTTGTCCGTCCACATTCACCCGCACGACCTGATCTAGGTCGAGAGCGGTCTCTTGCTCATCCTCCTCTTCATCGGGTTGCGATCGACGGCGATCTTCTTCCTCATCGCCCTCGTCGTCAACTTCTTGCTGCTCTGGCTCGCCGTCGTCCTCGTTCGGCTCGCCTTCGGTGGCGCGCTGCGGGAACAGCTCGTCCTGCTCTACCGCCTCCTCCTCGCGACGTTCGCGACGAGCGGGACGCTCTGAGCGGCCTTCCTCCTTGTCGAGGACGCCTTCGAAATGGTTGGCGAGATCTGTGGCTTCGTCAGGCATGGCTCATTCCTAGTTTGAGTGGCGCCGGCGGCGCTCAGCCGCATGGCGCAGCATCTTCGGGTCGTCGACCAGCCGCAGCAGGTCGGCATGAATTGCGCGGATCGCCATGACCCGCTGGTGATACGCGACAGCGACCGGCGAGCCGGGCTCGGCGTTGAGCATGGTCTCCTGCGCCTCGGCCTCGATCCGCTTGAAGACCTCCTGGAGCAGCGGGTTGTCGAGCAGCGCCTTGGCGTCGGCAGCAAGCTCGTCGCGCGCCAGCATGTCGATCGGCTCGGTCATGGCTTGCCAAAGTTCTGCGGTAGATCAAGCTTGGGAGGGGCTCCAGGCGGCCTCAGGAGAGGCGCTGGCGCGTTTTGTGGGCCGGGAGGTCCAGGAGGTACTGCCGGCACGTCGGGCGGCACCACGGGCTCGGGCTGCGGGAACATGGCCGGCCCGGGCTCGGGGATGTTCTCGGTCGATGCCTTCTCGGCTTCCGGCCGGGTGGCGTCGATCGCCATCTGCACCGCGTTCTGATCCAGCTCGAAGCCCTTCGTCGCCAGCTCGCCGGCCTTGATGGCGATGTCGGCGTCGAGCTTGTCGCGCTCGAGGTCGTCCTTGAGCCCCATGTCGATTGTCTTGACCTTGGCGTCGGTCAGAATCTTGACGACCTGTGCCCGCACCTTGTCGGCCTCAGCCTGCGCCAGGACCATGTTGGCATCCGGCTTCTCGGACTGCGCCTTGAGTGCCGCGGCGAGCTGCTGCGGATCGATCGGCTTGAAGTAGCGCGAGACGTTCTTCATGCCGGCGATCGACATGATGTCCTCGAGCGTGTTGCGGAACTCCATGGGGCTGACCATGGGGTTCGCCGCCCCTTGCGTCTGGATGATCTCCTTCTGCGTCATCAGGATCTGGGTCAGCATCTGCATCCGGTCCTGATCGGAACCCTTGCCGATCGCCGGGTTGACCTCGCAATCCATCGTCGCGTCGTATTGGTCGGGTGAGACCTTCGTCCACTTGCCACGCAGCCGGATCATGCGCTCCGGGATCGGGTTCTCGACGATCTCCTGCAAGAGACCCTTGAACAGATCACGGAAACCAGTCTCGGCGAGCGTCCGAGCAACCAGTTCAATGCGCTCCTGTGCTCCTGTAACGAGCATTTGGACAGCAGGCGTGGCGGTCGACTGCAGTGCCTTCGGATCCAGCCCCTTCGACTGCTCGGTGACCCCGGTCCGACGGGTACCAATGAGATCGAGGTATTCGAGAAGCTGCTGCGCCGTCTGGTTCGGCGGCGGCTGCATGAGCGCCGTGACAGCATCGGCCGATTTCACCCGGATGATCGAACCCAGCTCGTTGTTCCTAACGTCGTCCATGTTCGCCATGGTGTCGACGACGACCAGCCGCGGCAGGATGGTCGAGGCCATCGCATCGAGGAAATTCCTGAGCACGTTGGTCTTGATGTTCTGCAGATCCTCGACCTGCTCGCCGATCGAGTGGCCGATCGCCGTGTGCGGCTCGGGGTCAGGGCAGAAGATCGCGAACTTGGCCCGCGCCGCCGGCTCGTCGAGGATGATCTCGTCGCCGTCGCCGATGGTGCAGATACGGCGCAGCTCAGGGACGCCGTCGCCGTCCTTATCGATGCGGATGTACCACTCACCAAACCAGATCAGCGGGTCGCCCTCGGCCGCCGAGCGGGCGTTGGACAGCATCAGGCCGCGGCCGCCCGGCTGGCGCGCCTCCTCCTCCACCGTCGAGTAGCTCGGGCCAGAGCCAGCATGCTCAGCCGCGAGATCGCCCGGTGGAAAGCCCATCTGGACGAGCTGCGAGAGCGGCACCATCCGCTCCTGCCCAACACAAGCCGCCGTTTGAACATTGCGGGCTTCGCGCGAAATGCGGAACTCGTCCGGCGGCACGGCCTCGACGCGATGCTTCGGCGTCAGCTTGAAGCGCCGCACCGTCATGTTGAAGCGCGGCTCGATGACCTTGCCCATACCGCGGGGCGGTCCTCCCGGACCGAGGGGAGGACCAGGAGCTTCTGATCCCTCCATCGGACCCGGTGGACCGACAGTGGGCTGTCCTGGTGCAGCCCCCTCGATCTTCGGACTGTCGACACGCTCCTCGTTGACAACCTGAGTGCGCGGCTGCGAAATGATGTACTGGCGCTGCTCGAGGGTCATGCCACGGTATTGCAGCTCGACGACCTCCGCCTCGCGCTCGGTCCACCACTTGGCGATGCCGGTGCGCTTGATCAACGCATCCTTCAGGAGGGCGTTGAGGTTCAGGAAACCAGGGTTGTCGTATCGCCAGACGTAACTGACGTAGTCCTGGGCCTCCTCGGCCATGGCAACATCGGCTTCAGTTCGCGGTGTGAAGTAGCAGGGGTGCTCCGGGCTCGTGAACAAGCGTACAAGGCTCGGCAGCATCGCCAGGACAAGATCGCGGACCTCGGTGAGGACAATAGACGAGCGGCCCGTATCAGCAGCTTCAGGTAGCTCGCCGTTATAGAGCGCAGTGGCGTACTCGCGGACGGGCGCGAGGTAGGCCTCGTTGTAATCGCGAGCGTCCTCGATGATGGCGCGGATAGCAGCGACATAGTCGACATCCTCATCGCCAGAGCCGTAGCTGTCAGCCTCACGCTGAAGCTGCGGGAAGATCTGTGGGATCGGCGGCTCGTCGGGATCGATCGGGCCGAGCGAGGCGGGCCGGGTGCGGCCAGGGTGAGCCATCAGAGACGTCCAGTCAGCAGCATGACGATGAGGATGATGACGAGCACGCCGACGATGCCCGACGGCCCCCAGCCCCAAGATGACGAATATCCATAGACCGGCAGCGCCCCGAGGAGCAGCAAGACAAGGACGACGATGAGGATCGTGCTCATTTCGGCTTCTCGGCAGTGCATGCCTTGCAGGCCCACATCGCCGCCTCCTCGTAGGCAGTCATGGCGAGCTCCCAGAGCCGCCACGTCTCGTCGGCGGTGTCCCCCTTCTCACGTCCCTCGACGCACAGATCGATCAGATCAGCGGTGTACCGCTTGATCTTGTGGACCATGTTGTCCTGCGAAGGGTTGAAGCTCTCGCGGACGCGCGCCGCACCGATACTGCCCATCAGACGATCCCCTTGACGTTGCGCTTGATAGCGCCGGGCGCCCAGGCAGTGGTGAGGTGCAGGCCCATGGCGAAGTACCTCATCGCGTCGGCCGCGTGAGATGCCCAGGTATGAGCGGGCGCGTCCCTCACCGTTGCTCCCGAGGGAGCAGTTTGAACGTGGTAGGACCGAAGAGCATCAATACCGAGTTCACATCGCTCTTCGTCGAACCATGCGATTGGGATGACAGAGCGCACCCCGGAGATACCGTCGGCAATAGAGTGATCAGGGACGACGAGGGGTTCGAGCCCGAGGCTAAGTAAAGTCTCAAATCGACTACGTCCGGTTCCAAGCTCTCGGATTTTGATGTCGTGAGGTAGTAGATGGAAGCCATACAGGTAGCCCTTCTCCTGCAGGACACGGGCGTAGTGATCGAGCCCCTTGCCTGAGGACTGGTAGAAATCGATGAAGCGAATCTCCTGGCCGATCTTCTGGGCAAACCAGATCGTCGTCAGATCCTTCATGCCAAGATCCCAGGCGGTAATGGTCTTGAGCCTAGGATCGGCCGGCACGCGCGTCAGGCGGCCATCCATCTTGGCCGAGACCATGAGGTCGCCGTAGTACGAGTTCTCGACCGGGGCCTCGAACGAGCACAACATCTCGCGCTGGTACTGATGCGGCGTCATCGTGCGCTGCATCTCCGACAGCTCGTCGGGGTCTAGGGCGTTGGTGTCGGTGACGGGGATGTTGAAGACGTCCCAGAGGTCGGGGTTGCGCTCGGCTTGGACCTTCTGGTCAAAGAAGTGATCCCGACCAGCAGGAGTACCAGCCACGATACCAAAGCCTTGATAATCGGCCAAAGCAGGTCGAATGACGGAATTGAGCGCCTCAGGGTTGATAAGCGGGTACTCATCGAGAACGGCTCCATCGAGATAGAGACCGCGGATGCGGTTATAGGCCTGCCCACCACCGTAGAGCGTAATGAGCGCACGGTTTGGCAGTTTGCAAGTCAATTCGCTCTCGGAGTAGGTTACTCCGGGCAAATCCTTGGTGTATTGCTTGATATAGTTCCAGACTAAGTCTTTAGCCTGCGCAAAAGTTGGCCCCACATATGCGTATCGCGGCACGGGGAGATCGCGACTGTTTTGTAATGCGGCCCGGATAAGATCGTTAATGAACGCGACGCTCTTTCCTGCCCGACGATGAGCCACGACATAACGCCAACGCTTCTGTGAGGCATGAAAGGGCCTGAAGTGTTGGCGCGGCCGGTAGCCGATGGTGATGTCGGTCATGAAGACCTCAGGGGAGCCCAGTTATTGTCGATGGGCTCGAGCACATTGACCGCATGACGACTGGTGGATCCGTCCGGCCAAGTGAGACAATGCTCCAAGTCGTTCCTAAAGTCGAACATCCGCATAAGAGTGGCAACGGCGTCGCGTGACGGCCATTGGCCGGGCCCGGAGACGGCAAGCTGGCGACAGATCCAGCCGGGACGAAAATGAGCGACGGTGAAGACGACGATATGGCCGTGAGGAACGACAATTGTCCGGTCAGGCTTAGGTTGTCGGAACAGTCGCCGGATGTGGGGGGTCGTGAAGGGCGCCTGGTGGGCTCTGATCGAGAGGGCATTGATG